CAGTGGTTCATCAACGAGATCGACAACGAGACGACCGACACCGATGAGGGGAACAAGCCATGACGAACACGAATGAGCGCCCGGACCCGCTGGCGAACCTGGCGCCGGGATACGACCCGAACACCGAGCCGCCCCGCCCTGCTCCCGCATTCGCGGAAGAGCCGGTGGAGCAGGTGGACTTTTTCTTCAAGCCGTACAGCGAGTTGGCCCGGTTCGGCTACGGGACGATGTGGGTGATCTGGACGGTGGTGCTGACGGCCGTTGCGGTCGGCGGGTTCGCCGTCGGGTCGCCGCTGGCTGGGCTGCTGGCCGGTGGGCTGGCGTGGCTGGCCGGCGCGTACGCGCTGCGGATCTGGACCTGGCGCGCCAAGCGCCTCATCTTCTTCATCGTGATCTGAGGGGAACCATCATGAACACCATCACCCACGGCAAGCACCGCCAGTCCATCTGGCAGAGCTTTACGCCGACCGCCACTGCGCTGTTCGCGCTCGTCCTGCTGATCGTGCTGACCGCATGCGGCGGCACCGAGCCGGAACCCGCGGCGGCCACCACCGAACCCGTGCCGGTCGAGACCACCGAACCCGAGCCAGCACCCGTCGCTGCGCCTGAGCCGGCGCCTGAGCCCACCGTTGAGCCTGAGCCGACACCCGAACCTGAGCCGGAGCCGGCCGAGCCGGAGTTCACGCTGGCCCAGGAGCAGGCCATCGGCAGCGCCCAGGACTACCTGGCAATCATGGCGTTCTCGAAGTCCGGCCTGGTCGAACAGCTTGAGTTCGAGGGGTTCTCCAAGAGCGACGCCGAGTTCGCCGTCGAGCACATCACTGTGGACTGGAACGAGCAGGCGGTCAAGTCGGCCGAGGCTTACCTGGACATGATGCACTTCTCCCGGTCGGCTCTGATCGAACAGCTTGAGTTCGAGGGGTTCTCCACCAAGCAGGCCACCTACGCGGTGGATGAGTTGGGGCTGTGAGATGACCGACGACCGTGACCTTGTGATCCGGCTGCGGGAGTACCGGATGGATGTGGACTCCCCGGATGTGGTGTACGAAGCAGCGGATGAGATCGAGCGGCTGCGGGCGCTTCTAAGGACCGGTCGCGGGACACGGAAGGGAAAAAACGCGACCCCGGCTCGCCCGCCGTCCGACGGGCTGCCGGGGCCACTTCCGCAAGCTATTGCCCTTGGCAATCTCAGTATAAACAGCAAATAGCGCCCCGCCGTCGCGTGAACGACGGCGGGGCTGTACGGCCACACAACCTAGAGAGGATGGCCGCAGATGGAGTATAGGGAGCAGTGTTCCGTTAGTTGGTGTCAGGTGGGCAGCCCGCACGGGCGCCACGAGCAGGTGCTCGTAACAGCGCACGGTGAGGTGCCGGGGTTGCGGCAGGGCCGCACCGTGCAGTTGATCGTGTTCGGGTTCGACGAGTTCGTCGCGCAGCCCGCGTTGACGATCATCAATCCGCGTACGCTGGCGCAGGAGAGCGCGGCGTTGTTCTGGGAGGATGCGCTGCGGATGGCGTCGGAGTTGGAGTTGGCGGCGGGAAGGTTCAGGGTGGGGCGATGAGCGACGTAGAGGTCCGGTTGACGCTGCACACGGGACATGGCGGGCAGATCACGACGTCGCTGGACGAGTGCGAGAAGATCCTTCGCCGCTACCAGCGCGAGCAGTGGCGCGGCATCCGGCACACGCGACAGTGGAAGCGCAGCATGGAACAGGTCCAGGCCGCGTTACTGGATGAGCGGCGCAAGGAGCGGGCTGGTGACTGACCTGGTGGAGTTCGTCGCTTGGCTGCGGGAGCAGATCGACGAGGACGAGCGGGTGGCGCTGGCGGCTGCATGGAGTAGTCGGCGTGTTGGGGACAACCGCCCCACATGGCAGCGATCTGGCATCAACAGTGTCGAGGACGCCGGCGGCGGGTTGGTCGTCCACGGCGACGGGACGCCACCCAGCGATAGCCAGGCTGACCACATCGCCCGCCATGACCCGGCGCGGGTGCTGGCCGAGGTGGCGGCGAAGCGGGCGATCCTGGACCTGCACGAGCCGTATGAGTCGGAGCGAGTCGGTGGCCAATCGTGCTGGGCATGCAACCGAGATGGATGGCCGTGCGAGACGGTGCGCCTGCTCGCCCAGCCGTTCGCCGGGCGGCCGGGCTGGCGAGAGGAGTGGGCGACCGGCGGCGCCGCTTAGGGGGTGGCGCCGCCGGGCATGCGAAAGCGGCCCCGCTCCATGACAGGAGCGGGGCCTCGATGTCGTCGGGGTCACTTATCGCAGGCGGCTGGTTTGAACGCGGGGTCGTCATTGCCGTGCTGGCCGGGGGCACACTGGTTGCTGTTGCCCGGGCCGGGGGTGGCGTCGGCGATCGTGGCGCCGGAGCCGAACACGATCAGGCTGAGTGCGGCGGCGGCGAAGAGGCGCTTCATGGTTTCACCTCCTCTTGCCGAGAGAAGGGGTGACCGCCGCCCGATGCGAGGGGATGACCGGGCGGCGGCCCGCCGCTGTGGGGGAACAGCGACGCCTAGAGGCGGACGGTGCCTTCGCGGCGGACCTGACCGTTGATCTTCACCCACACGGTGACGCTGCCCATCGCGGCCGGCGAACGGACCTGCAGGACGCGGCGCCGCCCGTTGTACGCCTTGTACGCGGGCAGCCAGTTGGCCGGCTGCTTGTCGCCGAACCCGACGAAGCACTTGTCCACGTCGTGGCCGGTGAACGGCACGATCACCCAGCCGCCGGTCACCCTCACGGCGGCCACTACAACACCTCGAGCACGTCGACCGATCGGATGATGACTTCGGTGGCGGTGACGACCATCACCCAGCGCTGGTAGTCCGCGGGGCCGGTGAGGGTCAGGTCGCCGGCCGAGACGGACAGCCCGACGTCGCCGGGGCCGATGAGCGACAGTACGTCTACCTTGGTGCCTTCTTGCAGCGGCCCGGTGGTGACGAGGGTGACCTCGGTGAAGTCGCCCGGTTCGGGCACCGCGTTCGGGTCCACGTCGTGGTACACCCACACGGACACGATGTCGGTGGCGTCGCCGCGCAGGATTGTCAGCTCGTTGGCCGTGTATTCGGTCGCGGTCGAGTATTGAGTCACCATTAGGTGTCCCTTTCTCTGGTGGGTCCGACGTCGATGCCGTGCCGGGTTTCGCCGATGTCCACGCCGTGCCGGGTCTGCTCGTCTACGGCCACCTGTGCCCTGCTGCGGGTCGTTCCGGCGTCGGCCTGTGCTCTGCTGCGGGTGTCCTCCGCGGTGGCCTGTGCGCGGCTTCTGGTGGCGTCCACGGTGGCGAGTTCGCGTGCCCTGGTGGCTTGGACGGCGGCAAGCTCGCGGGCGCGGGTGGGGCCGACGATGATGGTGATGTCAACTGATGGCGGGATGACTCCGCTGCCGAGCGCCGCGCCGCTGTAGGTGTAGGCGCCTGCCGCGACGCCGAACTTGGTGGCCGTGCCATCGACACCGCCCGCGTAGGTGTACGTCCCGGTGGCGGCGCCCAGCCTGGTAACGGTTCCGGCCGCGCTCCCGGTGTAGCCGTACGTTCCAGTGGCAGTGCCGGTGACGGTGACCGAGCCTGTCGCGCTGCCCGCGTAGGTGTAGGTGCCGGCGGCCTGACCATCGACCGGGCCGGCCTCGCCCGACCCCGCCGCAGTACCTGCATAGGTGTAACTGCCGGTCGCGGAACCTTCGGCGGTGGACGGTTCAGCAGTGCCGGCCGCCGTGCCCTGATAGGTGTAGCTGCCGCTGGCCGTACCGGTGACGGTGGCGGCGCCCTCAGCGGTGCCTGTATAGCCGTAGGCACCTGCTGCGGCGCCTTCCACGCCTGCCGCCTCACCACTGCCCGCAGCGGTCCCTGCGTAGCTGTACGAGCCGCTGGCGGCCCCGGTGACGGTGACCTGACCGGCCGCCGTACCGGCGTAGCCGTAGGAACCGGACGCGTCGCCTTGGACGTCCCCGTCGCCGCCCACGCTGACCGTGAACTGGTGCGAGATGACTTCGGACTCGGTGGTTGCGCTGCTGAGCTGCCAGCCGCGCATGGTGACCACCAGTTGGGTGCCCTGGTCGTCGACCTCGATGGTGGCGTACTGCTGATGCACCGGCCCGACCGGGTCCGGCACGAACCCCTCCGAGTAGGTGCCGGTCTTGAAGCTGGTGGACGAGTCGACCGGCGCGGCGCACATCAGCGGCGGGCCGGGATCGGACGTGCCGGTGTCGTACTGGGTGTTCGCGCCGTCGTCGATGGCCAGCATGTGGGCGTCGGCGTGCAGGATCACGACCCGGCCCTTGGCGAAGTCCTCGATCTGCTCGGCGATGGCGGCCCGGTTACCGGTGAACGCGCCCCAATGGTCCGCCAGTGGGGCCGACCCTGCGATCCACGGCACCCCCACGTACAGGAAGATCAGTTCCTCGGTGGCGTTCTCCAACAGATCGAGCAGCGCGTTCTGCTGTGCGGTGCCGAGGATGTTGTTGGTGGCACGGGAGCTGCGGTGGTCCAGGATGATCCACCGGGTGCGGCCCCAGGTGAACGTGTACCCGATCGGGTCGGTGATGGCGGTGTCGACCAGCCACGCATCGGTTGGCACGGCGGTGCGGAACAACTCGACCGCAGCATCCCGCCCGGTGGCCGAGCCGTCGGACACCCCGGTGTAGTCGTGGTCATCCCATATCTGCATCACCGGCACTTGCTCGGACAGGCCAGTCAGGCGCGGGTTGTTGAACGTGTCCCGCAGCGCCAGCAGGTGAGCCGGAATGTTGTCGAGGTTGTAGTCGCGGTAGTGCCGGTCCCCGGCGAACAGGAAGAACGCCGGGTCGCGGGCCGCGATCAGGTCGTAGGCCGGCGAGTTCGACGTCTTGATCGACAGCGGGTAGGCGTTGGTGGTGACGATGTTCCCGGCGTCGCCGGACATGGCCATGGTGAACGAGGACTCCCCGGACGGGGCGGTGCGCAGATTGCGAACCGGCCCGACGGTGGTGTCGTCGACCTGCAAGCCGTAGAAGTAGTCGGTGCCCGCGGTGAGTCCGGTCGCCTCGAACGAGACCAGCTCCAGCGAGTCAGGCGCGGCGTAGCTGGAGGTGAACACTGGGCTGGTGAGCCCGGAGTTGTCGGCCACCACGAGCCGCACCAGGGCGGCGTTGCGGGCCTGACAGGAGATCCGCGCCGTGGTGGTGCCGGCCATCACCTGAGTGGCCCACAACACCATCGGGATCGGATCCTCGACCGGGGTCTCCACCGGGTTACCCGACCCGTCGAGCGGCCCGGCCTTCCAGTCAGTGCAGCGCACCCCGGAACCCGACGCGACGGTGTTGGCGAACAGGCCCGCCTTCGACCCACTGGTGACGGTGGAGTTGGTGGCCGAGATGACCTGCACATCGTTGACGCGGACGCTGATGGTGGTGCCGAAACAGCGCAGCTCGAACACGTCACCCGCAGCGAAGGTGTGCGACGCCGAGGTGCCGATCTGGGTTCCGAACGCACCAGCAACGACCGGGAATAGCCGCACCTGGTTGTCCGCGCGGCGCACCTGCAGGTAGTAGCAGGTCAGCGAGTCGGCCTCGCCGACCCTGGCGAACACGCCGAACCCGGTGCCCGCCGGGGATCCGACGACCGCGCCGAAGGTGGCCCGGACGTACATGTCGGTGGTGCCGAGGTCCGTTTCGCAGCGGGCGCTGCTGATGCTGCTGGAGGTGGCCGCGACCGAGTCAGTCGGGATGCCCGCGGCGGTGGTGGCCCCGGCACCCGCGTAGGCGACGCCGTCGCGGATGCGCCAGCCCGCCCTGGTCAGGTCGACGGTCTGGTTGGCGCCTTGCCGCCAGTGCCGTTCCCCGTCCAGGGCAGTCGGGTTTCCCATCGTCGAGTCGGGGTAACCGGACCAGTCCTCGGTGATGATCGGCGTACCGCCACCGCCGCCACTGGCCGAGCCGGCCGCCGTTCCCGCGTAGGCGTAGGCGCCGGCGGCGGAGCCGTTGACAGTGACCTCGCCTGCGGCCGTGCCGCTGTAGGCGTACTCTCCGGCCGCCTGCCCCTCGACCGGCCCTTCGACCGCGACAGTGTAGTCGCCGGTCAACTCGGCGGCGAAGACCCGCTCCTCCAGGGCGTCGCCACCCATGTTCTTGGTGATGTTGAACCGGATTGCCGCCACCGCGCCGTCCCACACGGCCTTGTCAGGCGTCGTTTCCAGGCCGGTGAACGCAAGAGCCGCCGAGGTGGTCCCCAACGTCGTGATGTTCGACGCGATGGTTCGCAGAGCGGTAAGCGGTGTGGTCAAGTCCGACTGGTAGATCTGTACGGAGAGCGAGGTCCACACGTTGACCTGAGTACCGGATTGCCAGCCGTACCGCACCCGCACAGACAGGGCATCCATATTGCCGAAGTCGGAGGGCATGTCGCCCAGCTCGAAGAAGGCGACACCAACGTGGGATGTGTTCGCGGTGTCGTGGACGTCGGAGGTGTCGCTGGCCGAGGCGATGACCTGCAGGACCGGCTCACCTGTCGGCGCGTTGAGCGCCGTGTCGGTGGACGAAGCAGACACGAACGTGCCGAACGCGATGGTGCCGAGACTAGCCATCACCGTTCACCCCACAGGTCGCGCACTCCTCGCCCGCCGCCGGCCAGTCGCCGCAGTCGGAGATACCTACACGCCGCCAGATCGGCTTCACGTGCTGCAGATAGCGGGGATCGGTGTGGACCTTCGCCCACGAGCCCAGCTCGCGGCGCAGCCCGCACGCCCAGTGACGGCCGGGCACCGTGCCGGTCTCGAGGAACCGGCAGGGCTCACCGTTGACCCAGCAGCAGTGGTCGCCGACCGTCAGGCCGGAACACAGACCCACCGCATCTACGCGGCGGTGGACTGGGTCAGGTCGAAGTCACCGATCGGGATGGAGAAGTTGTTCCCGGCCGTGACGGCGCCACCGGAGACCGTGCCCGAGCCGAGGAACGTGCCGCCCGTCGAAGCCGTCCACAGCGAGTAGTGCGTGTACGTCTCGGTGGTGGACACACTGGTCCACTCGACCGCGACCGTGTTGGCGATCGCGCCGGTGGTGGCCGCGCTGCCGAACGTCACCTCTTGACGGGTCGTCTCCGTCGCGGCGTTCGCCGTGCCTGCCGCGCCAGGGTCACCAGTGTGCAGCTTGGCGAACACGCTGGCGTTGCCGCCGTAGCTGGTGCCGCGGACGTGGGCGTTCAGAACTGCCGCAGCCTCAGCGGCGGACATACCAAGTGCCATCAGTCTTCCTCTTTCTCATCGGTGGCGATGGTGGACATGTCGCCGTGGGCCTTGCCGTACACGGTCACCGGCTCTGCCTCGTCACGTTCGCGGTCGGTCATGCCGACTCCTCCTCCGTCAGCGTCTCGGCGGTGGTCAGCGACGGGCCGCCGGTTGTCGCCAGGTCCGAGCCAACCGAGGTCAGTACGGACAGTAGGGTGGCCAGTCCAGCCACCGATGCGCCCTTGACCCAGTCGATGTCGAGGATCCCGGTGGCGTCTGCGACCAGGAACGCGGCGAACGCCTGCGCGAACGTCTTCAGCGCCCGCTCGGCGGCGGCCTTCCAGAATGCGGCTGTCCAGATACTCATCGGCGTCTCCAGTTCTGCGGGTTGAGTGCCAGCCCGAACAGCAGGTGCGCGGCGACGAACGCCAAGCCGAGCAGCAGCAGGTCAACCCGACCGAGCGCCGATTCGAACTGCGCGATCACGAAACAGATCAGGGCAAGTAGTGCAAACATCACGGCTCCTCATCAGGTTGTTCTTTACACATGCTGGCGGGCATCCCGCCGAACACGTCCTCGGTCGCATCCGTGTAGGTGATGACCATGCGGCAGTCACCGCCGTTCTCGAACGTGACCGAGACGATGCCGCGGCCGTCCGCGCCGTCGCTTCCGGCCGGCCCCGCAGGACCGGCCGGGCCGGTCTCACCCTGTTCGCCCTGCGGCCCCTGTGGACCCTCAGGACCGACGATGGTCTCCCCCGCAGGGCCGGCGCTGCCGGTCTCTCCAGTAGGCCCTGACGGCCCCACAGGCCCGACTGCGCCGGGATCACCCTGGATGCCGCGAGGCCCCTCCGCCCCCGGTGGGCCGGGCTCGCCTTGTTCACCCTGCAATCCGCGAAGTCCAGGTGGACCCTGCGGGCCGGTAGGCCCCGGCATGCCCCGCTCACCCATCGGCCCCGGGATCGTCTCGGCAGGTCGCTGCTCTATCTCCTCGGCCTGCCGGCACAGGTCGCCGAGCTCGCGGGCCGTCTCGCCGTTGCGGTCACACGCGGCGCGGACCTGGGCGGCGATCGATGCGGCGTTGTCGGCCGACACCTGCGACTCTTGCTGTGTCCGTGACCGGTCCCAGGTGATCCAGCCCACCGTCAACAACACCGCGGCCACGATCAGCGCCGTCATGACCTGACTGTGTGGCTTGCGTAACCGCCGCTCAGCCTTCGTCGGTTCCATCGGCGTCCCTACCCGCTAGTCGGCGGTAACGCGCCGCCTGGTCCTCGGCCTCCCAGCGCGCCGAGCGGGCCTCCGCCAGCTGCTCTCGCACCGCTTCGAGTTCGTCACGCAGCCGCTGATTATCTAGCCGCAGCTTGTCCATCTCATCGTCATGCCGGAGCTTCGTGGACTCGTGGTCCATGCCGTGCCGCTCCCGCTGTGCCGTCAATGCCGATTGGTAGTCGCGGCGATCACTGGAAGCCTGCCGGTTGAGGTGCACAATCAGCCACACCAGCAGGGCGAGGACGCCGGCGAACCCGCCGACACCCGGCAAGTCTGGAAGGTTCCATTCCACACGGGCTCCTCCTGCAAGATCAGGTGTCGAGTCCGCCCGGTAGATCCTCACGGGCCGGGATGGCCACGCCGGCCTCGGTCAGCGCCGCCGTCAATTGATCGATGCGGGCGTCCAGCTTGTCGTGCTTGTTGTTGACCAACACGTGAATCTCGCTCATACGCTTCTGGCTCATCAGACCCAGCACGATGGTCGCGAGGAGCAGCACAACCGCCGCGGTTGCGAGCGCCAGCGCTGCGACAACGAAGTTGTCCACCGCGGACCTCCTGTCACAGTCGCTCGTCGGTGTGCACGGTCTGCTCGGGCTGCTCGGCTTTGCTCTCGGCAGGCGGCCGGGCACCCCCCGGGCACGGCTCCCCGCCCACGCGATGCCGCTTGATCATGCCGGTGGTGAACGCCAGCGGACGCTCCTGCCCGCACACCGTGCAGACCCCGCGCTCAGGCGCGGCGTAGACGCGAGCGGAGTTGGTCGATTCCACGGGACACCACACCCACCGCGAAGTAGGCGATCAGGACGGCGACCTCGGCGGCCACCTCACGCCGGGGCATCAGTCTGCTCGCCCTGGATCGACACGTCCACGTCGACCCGCACCACGTTGCGGTCGAACGCCGCATCCAGGCGGTCGTCCAGCAGCGTTTGCCACTGCGCCGTGGACAAGTCGTTCGTCGGGTCCTCTCCCAGAACCTGGGACAACCCCTCACTGATCGCCTTGAACGCCTCCCGCTGTGCCTCTCGCATCTGGTGCGCCATGGCGAACGTGTGCTCCAGCAGGTACCGGTCGGCCAGCGTCCGCGCCTTCGTCGGATCGTTCGGGTCTACCCAGCCGATCACGTCCCGCGCGTACTCGGCCACACCCGGCGACTGCAGCGGAACCGGCTTGCCCAGCAGGGTGTGGAAGAGCCGTATGTGCCACGCCACGTTCTTGTCGGTGTGCTTGACGATGTGGTTGTCCAGCCGCTCGTCGATCACGTCGGCCAGGTCCTTCTTGGTTGCCATGTCGAACCAGTCCCCCTCGGGGTCGAATCCCGTGCCGGGCACGGACGGATCTGGGATGGTGGTGCCGCCGCTTCCGCCACCGATGGACGCGGGCTTGGCCAGGAACGTGGCGATCTTCAATTTGAGCGAGCCCATCTTGGCCCACATCAGATTCCCGGGGCACGACTTGGCCGACACGCAGCGGTGCCCGTGCGGGCGCAGCGCCGCATACTCGGTGACGAACCCGGCCTTGGCGTCGGCGGCGATCGCCCGGGCCAGCGCGGTCACCATCTGGTCGGTCACCGTGTGCTGCGTGTTCTGGCAGATCACGTAGGCGCGGGCGTTGTAGTTCAAGTTCCACGACGGCGCGGTCAGCGACGCGGTCTGGCCAGGGCAGCCCGACGTCGAACACTTCGAGCGGCGGAAGTCGTTGACGGTGTGCGCCCCGCGCCGCCCGATCGGCTGCGCCTCGTAGATCGTGTCGGTGCCGGCGAACACCATCCGGTTATAGGAGATGCCGGTCGCCGGGAAGCGTGAGATGCCGATGGACTCCACGGCGCGGGCGTGCGCGTCGCGGCTGTTGTAGTTCGACGGGTTGGTGATCGTGATGTGCACGAACACCCGCGTCGCCGGCTCGTTCACAGTGCGGGCGTCAGTGTAGGAACGCCGCGCGCCCCACTGCTCCCGACGGCGCAACGCCAGCCCGACCTTCGCCAGCCCGTTACGCTCGGCGCTGATCGTGGTCATCAGATGTGCCCGATTACTTCGCACCCCGACGCCGGCGCGGACCAGATGTCGATATCCCCGCCCTCGTCGTCGGTGCGGCGCAGCGGGTCGTCGTCGGTGCGGCGCAGCACACAGAACACGTCCTGGGCTCCGCCGTCGTCCTCGTCTCGGTAGTCGACGACGTCGACCACCACGCGGCGCTCGCCGTCGTAGACGACGATCGCGCCGGGCTGTGGTTCAGCCATTGGTTCCCCCTCGACTCGTCGGTATAGTGCGCGGGCATGGCACTAGAGGCTTACTGGCGGGTCGCCGACGCAGAGATCACCATCACCGACAGCGACGCCGAACCGGTCGAATGGGGCGGCGTCCTGCCCGGCCAGTCACTGGACTGGGCCGTCAACAACCTCGGCTACGAACGCACCGGCCCGTGGAAGGCCGCCGACAAGGGCGCCATCGCCCCGGTGCGGGCTACAGCACGGCCGGGTCGGCCACGTAGCTGAAGTTGATGACGATGCGGTCCCCCGTGGCCCACGTGAACGGGGTGGCGTTCGTGACCGCCCCGTTACTAGCCGAGCGGATCAGCCGCACCGCGCTCGCCGACACCAGTTGAACATTCACGATCGTGTGGTTCGCGGACGTATCGGAGTCCCGCAGGAACCCGGTCCCGATCTGTGAGCCCGCGCCGACGGTCGTGCTCGTCACCAGGACCGACGTATCGGCATTGAACGGTAGGGAGATCTCGTACGCGCCGCTCCCGGCGCTGAGCCCGGCGCCGGAGAAGAAGAACTGCGCGAACCCGGTGATCAAATGCCCGCTGCGGTGATAGGAGCCGACAGAGGTGCCGTCCGCGCCCAGGTTCGGGTTCGTCGTGGTGGCGGTCAGCGCCGCGGCGTAAGCGTTGGAGACGCTGGTGTAGTACGCCCAGTCGGCGTCGATGGTCTTACCGGCGTACGGATCGTCATGCGGCACCTGAGCCTCCTTAGAGGGCGAACGCGGGGGTGTCGGCCAGCGCCACCGCCGACCCGGACGGGATGGTCTTCTCCACGCCGTTCACTGTGGTGGCATCAACAGTCAAGGTCTGTGGCGACGTGGACCCCGAGATGGCGGTCACGTTCAGCACCACACCCGACACCTTGATGTGCAGCGGGAACTCTGCGGCGTGGTCCGTCGAGTTCACCCACGGCCTACTGCCCGCCGCGGTGACCACCGTCAGCGACGTGCCGGTGCCGGCGACGAAGCCGCCAGACGTGGTCGACCCGGCGGTGTCGAACCGGGCCGCGCCGAACACCGCCACGTCATACGGGGAGGCGGGGACACAGTTCAGCGTCACATCCCAGCCGAATGTAGTCAGTTGTTCGCTGTAACCGACCACCAAGAGATCGACATCTACACCGGCGATCTGGGACACAGCGTGCAGGATCCGCAACCGATCACCAAGGCGACCGGCCAACCATGCATCCATCAAATGCGGTTTGGTAGCCAAATCAATACTGAGCTGTGGCCAGCGCATCTCATCAACAGTGCCCAAATGCACCAGCCACGCCGCCGACTGCAGCAAAAGATCCCCGTGCGCCACATTGATCTCAACGCTGTTCTCGTAACGGCCGTGTCTGACAACATGCTGTTGGTCTACAACGCGTGCCGACGTTCCCTTTGGCTGAGACGCAGTCACATCGTTGCTCAAATGGCGATCATCATCCGTCGGCTGTGGCGATAGCGCGAGCTCACCGTTATCGACATCAAGAGTCATCTTGACCGATTGACGATATAGATCAGTTCTGGTGCGATAGAACAATCCGAAGCCGGCTTCACCCAGGATGCCACCATCCGCAGTTTGACAATCCCGGAAGTTCGCCACCAGCGTGTCGATCTGCTGCGGCCCCATCGGCATCGTGTCGTCGGCGCGGACGATGGCCGCGTCGCCGTTGATCGTCCAGGTGTTGCCGGCGTCGTCGTCGAAGGTGGCGGCGCCGACGGCTTGGGTGGTGAAGTCGGGGTCGGCGACGAGGGTGCCGCCGATGCCGTTGTAGACGCGGACAGCGCGGACAGCGCCCGCAATGGCCGACGAAAAACCGCCATCCCCCACGAGCAGGGGCGCCGAACCGGAGAAGATCGACGTGGTACCCGAGTTCGTCTCCGAATAGACCTGGACCCACGGCCCGTCGAGACTCGGCCCAGTGTAGAACGCGACATCATGCCCGGCGGCGCCGTTGTTCACGTCGAGAGTGGCCCGCACGGCAAGTAGCCCGTTGTCCGGTGGCATCGGGGCTAGCGGGTTAGGCATCGACACCTCCAGCAAGGAGGCGACGGTGCCCGCCGTGGTCCAACTGAACCCGAGCTCACCGCTGACACCCACCAAGAACGCCCACGATCGCTGGTCGCCGGTGGTTTGGTACTTTGATGCGATCTGACGTAACAGCCCCGAAGTCCAGTCGCTAGCAGCGAGCCAGCCGCGTACGTCGATGTCACCGGTGATGTCCAACGCCGCCGCGTCCGGCGTGCTGGCATTCGCCCCGGATGTACCCGGCAACCCCAGGCCACCGGTTGGGGCGAGCACCGTGCACGTCAATTCCTCTTCGCTGCACAGCCGCTCGAACCTGTCCGCTGCGAGCTCGCCGGTCCAGCCGTGATACGGGGCGTGCCGATCCGTGCTCACAAGGGTGCCCATGTCGGCGGTGTCCGGCAACTCGACAGTCGTCCCGGTCAACACCGCCAGGTGCCCGAAATAGCGGTCCTGGCTCGAGACCCCGCCGTCACTGCCGACCTTGGTAACGCGGCCCTTGACCAAACTGATCTCGACGCCGGTAATCCTGTTCAACTCGGCAGCATCAGCATCCGCGACGGTGATCGAAGCTTCCCACGCAGTAGACGATCCACTGAAGTCCCGAAATCGCAATTCCACCCGCAGCCACTGCCCGAACAGACTGTGATCCAGCGCCTGGGTGGCGTCGACCACCAACACATCGTCGCCGTCCCACGCCCGCACACCAAAGTTCGTGTCGTCAATGTAGATCAACCAATGCGCCAGGGTTGTCGACGTGGTGAACACGTGCAACAGATGCCGGCCCGCCGACTCGTCCTCGTCGATCCGCCACGCCTGCTCCACCACATACACGTCCCCTGGCGTGTGGTTCGGCACCGGCGCGGGCTTGGCGGATGAACCCTCCGCCGACAACGCCAACTGATCCGAGCCCGGCGGCCCGTCAACCGCGCCGTAGTCGGCCGGCATGCGCCACGGGTTCACCCCAGCGATCGGCGACGACGCCTGCGTCGCCCCCGAGTTCTCCTCACACGGCCAATAGGCGACCACGTTGGGGTTATTGGACAGCGACCGGAACGCCGCCGAACGCAACGCTGCGACGCCTTGGCCGAGGCGCCGGAGGAGTCCGTTGGCCTCGATTGGCGCGGTCGCGTCATCCCCTGAAATGTCCCAGTGAGGTGGCCATTCGGACACGAAACCGTTGATGCGAGGATTGTCCGGGGCATCCCAGTAGATACGTATCGGTGTATTGGTCCGTAGCTGTCCGAACCATGGGCCGACTACATTACGTGCAGAGAATCGACCATCTGTGTTGTCCAGCACAAGACTGCATGAGACCGGCTCGGACTCTGAACCTTCGCCGGATTGCCCACCGGATATTATGATCGGATCGGCACGGAGAAAGCTCGTGATGTCCACCCAGGTCCAAGTGGACGGATTCGCGGACAGATCGGCGTCAGGGCTTATCTCTACCGTTATCAGCGATTGGGTCTCCGGGAAAGTCATCGCCTACCGCCAGGACCCAGGACGGTTTGCACATCGCCGCCGCGGACCCGCACCGCGCGACGCAGTTCATCAACCATGAAATCAGCGCGCCTGGTGCCGTCGCCGCGGATCTCGATGACGATCGGCCGACCAAGATCCGCATGGTTCACGCCGACACGGCGCAGTGTCTCCGGGCCACCGGTGTTGTTCAGCACCAGGTTCGGCCCCGGTGCGAGCGTCCCGCCGGCATCCATGACCACACCCATGCGGCGCAGGAACGACAGCGGGTCGTTGCGGCCGATCTCCAGGTGCAGGTGTGGCCCGGTCGAGTTGCCGGTCGAGCCCACGTAGCCGGCGAGTTGGCCGGCGCGGAGGAAGTCACCGACCTGCGCCACCCGGCGCGACATGTGCGCCAACACGACCCGGCCGACCGGGCTGGACATCATCACCCGCTTGCCGTACGAGATGGCCGAGTCCAGCGACTGGATCACCCGGCCGGCAGTGGGGGCGAAGATGGGCGTTCCGATCGGTGCGGGTAGATCCTGCGCCGGGTAGCCGTGCGCACGGGAGCCGCGGCCGAGACGGTAGCCGGCCCCGATAGGCCGCGCCCAGCCGGAGGCGGCGATCTGCGCCGCAGACATTGAGCCGGGGGCAGTGTCGGCGGCTAGTGCGTCCTTACCTTCGCCCCACTTCTTGATGAGCGGGCGAAGCTGCCTCAGGATGCCCCTACTGAACGTTCGCTGGAACCCGACTGGCAGGGAACCGGCGACGCCGATGACCGCGCCCAGGATCTTGTCGAGCGCGAACGCGGCACCCCGGCGCAGCCAGTCCCCGATCTGTGAGCCGACCTTCGCCAGGCCCTCCTTGATCCAGTCGATGGGGCCGCCGAACGCCAACCCGGAATTGATGGCGTCGATAGCCTTACGACCACCGAGTGCTTTGGTAGCGCTACGGGTCAGTACACCCTCACCGGGTGTGAGCAAGGCGTGTACCGAGTCACGGTCAGGACCGCCACCGGGGACCACACCGCCGCGGTTGAAGTTCACCGGCAGTGGATTGATCGTCAGATTAAAGTGCTTTGTGACCTTATTGAGGTTGGCGATGAGGTTCCTGTTGATCCACTTGAATGCGCCACGGATCGGCGACTTGATCTTCTCAATGGCGGCGGCGAAGACCTTCCCGAGGGTGTCCCGCATGCTGCGGAACGCGTTAAGGATGCCGTCCTTGATGCGGACCAACTTCTCCCGCACCCAGTTGAACCGGTCAACCCACGGCTGGAAGACCCTATCCCTGATCCACGCCCAGGCGGCGCCAATGCCCTCGCGGATCTTGTTAAACGCGGTGACGACGTTGGACCGGAGCTTGCCGCCGGTCTCCCACACCCGCTTGAACGCAGCCACAAGGGCGTCCATGACCGGCTTGATGATGCTCCGCCAAGCGAACTGAATGGCGGTCTGAATGGCCTTCCAGACAGTTTGCACGATTCTTCGGAAGGTCTCGGAACGCTTGTACGCCACCACGATCGCCGCAGTCAGAGCAATGATCGCGATCATCACAAGCACGATCGGGTTGGCCGCCATGACAGCGTTGAAGATGGCCTGCACCGCGATCCATGCTTTGGTAACTGCGGCTGCAACCTTGACTCCGAGTTGGTACGCCTTCCAGGCAGCCACGGCAGTCAGGATGCCCACCGCCAGCGGCACCAGCCATGCTTGGTACCGCTGCAGCCACCGACCGAAATCGGCCACTGCTGGGATGACTGACTGGATCAAGAATCGCCCAAGATGCCGCAATGCAGGCAGAACCGCGTCCCGCAGGAAGCTGCCCACCGTCTCCATGGCTGGACGAAGGCGGTCAGAAGCGACTGCGGCGAACTGGCGGAGCGCCGGCACGCCGGTTGACATGATCCAGTCCATGCCACGGCCGACCGCATCGAAGAATCGGGAGGCGATGGGCTCGATGGCGACCAGCACGCGGTTCTTGAAGATCTGCCACTTCTCGCCGAAAGACTCTGTGTCCTTCGCAGCCGAGTTGATCGTATCCGTACCGTTGGCGATGGTATCGGCCAGATCACCGACCTCGAATCGGCCTTCGCGGATTGCCGCCGCCATGTCTGGCCCGGCGCGGGCGCCGAACAGTTCCAGCGCCAGAGCGTTCGCCTTGCCGCTGCTGCCCGCGTTCTTGATCTCGTCGGTGACTCGGCGCAGCGTCTTGACAGGGGCTTCCCCCTCGCGGGCCATCCGGCCGAGCGCGATCCGCATCGAACCCATCACGAGTTCGGTGTTGACGCCCTCTTTCTCGAACTTGCCCAGCAGAGCCAGGGTGTCCTCGAAGGAGAACCCGAGCTGACGCATCGGGGCGCCGAACTTGACCACCTGCGCCTGGAGTGCGTCGAACCCGGCGCCAGTGGACTGCGAGGCGCGGAAGATGGCATCCAGTGCGCCGGCCTGATTCTTGGATTCGATGCCCCAGTCACCGAACACACGGGTGACACCGGCGATGTTCTGCTTCAGGTCGGTGCCGGTGATGCGGGACACATTGAGAAATTGGGTTGCCAGCGCTTCGAGCGGCTTGCCCGTTACGCCCAATCGGGTGTTCAGATCAGCGACCGCGTCCCCGATGTCGGCGAAATTCGCTGGCACATCCCGGCCGACATTCTTCGCCGATCCGATCAACCCATCAAGAGCTTTACCGGTGGCGCCGGTCCCAACTCTGATCGTGTCCGAAACCTTGTCGAAGGTCTTGCCAACCCCGAACAGTCCTACGCCGACTGCGGCAAGGCCGGCCCCCGCAATGAGGCCAAACTTCTTGACGCTCCCGGCAAAACCTCCGCCGAAGCGCTTGCCTGCCTGAGTGCCCGCGATAGCCGCGGGACCACCCATCTGCTTAGACAGCGCTGCGGCGCCGCCCTGGAACGACGGCACCAGGGACACATACGCGGTTGCGAGCTCGGTCGCCACGTCGCCTCCCTTAATTCATGCCGTGGCCACGGGCGGCCAGTGCTGCGCGGATGGCCCGCTGCGACACCCGCGGTACCGCCGAACGCTTGCGGTGCGAATCAGCCGGACGCGGGTACGGCTTCGGGTTGCGGTTCGAGTGGGCCTGATGTGTCAGGTCGAACAGGTCGGCCAGGATGAACGCCTCGCGCGGCCACGGCTCCGTCCAGCCGGACACCGCCGTGCACACTCGCGACGACGGGTCGGCCATCAACTGCTGGGTCAGCGCCAGCGCCTCCGGCCACGACATGTCCCCGGCGAACAGCGCCGACAGCGGCAGCCCGAACCTGGTGCGCCAGTCGTAAGCGAAAGCGGGCTCGTGCTCCTCGATCAGTTCGAGGAGCTGGGCGATTCCCCCAGGCTCGCCCCTGAGTGGTTCTGCCAGGCGATGAACATTTCCCCCAACTCGTCCAGGGGCATCTCGTCGATGATGGCCAACGCCTCGGGGGTGGCGATCTCCTCGATGATGGCGAAGATCTGCCCCACCTCGTTGGACTGTTTCGACGCCCGGCGCAGCACACCGGCCTTGAGCTTGGCCCCGGGCGGCAAGGTGAACGAGTCGCCGTTGAACTCCCACTCGAACTGTTCGTTCTCGCGTTCGGCTTTCGGCTTGCGGTGGTCCTGCGGTTGGGCAGCCTTCTTCGGCGCTGGCATGGCGGTCTCCTATGCGGACTCGGAGGGTGCGGATACACGTCAAGGCCCGAGCGGTGTCCGCAGCACCGCCCGGGCCGATCAGGGGATTACGCTGCGACGAGCTCGGAGAAGAACTTGCGGGCCGAGGCGACCACTGCCGGCGGGCCGGCGTCGAGCTCTGCCGGGTAGCCGGTGAGGGTGACGCCGTAGCCGACTTCGCCGCCGGCCTGCAGGGTCGGACCCTCCACTGCGGTGACCTCGGCCTCCGGCAGGTACAGCCGGACGAACTTGTCGCCGTCGACGTAGTCCACGACGACCGAACGGCGGCCGCCGGACTGGCGGGGAACGATGTCGATCGACCCGGACACCGTGTCCAGCTCGGCGCCGTAGAACAGCTCCAGCGTCTCGACGTTGGTCTGCACCATCGTGAACTGCACGGTGATGCTGGCCTCGGTGGTGACCACCCGGATGACGTCCGAGTTCTGCCAGGCGACGATGTTGTTGGTGGACCGCTCACGGGCCTCTACGACGCCGTCGGCGGACAGGTAGCCTACGTCGCTCCAACCGGCGCCCAGCGCCGTGTCAGCGTCCGTGGGGGCTGCTTCTGTGGTCTCCGCGTAGGCCACCGCGCCGGTAACAGCAACGTCGACCTCATTCGAGACCAGATTCGTGCTCTCAGGCATGAGAGTCGTCCTTCCGGTGTTGGGATCAGCCGGCGCGGTTGCCGGACATTTAGGTGACTGGCTCCATGGAGAAGCCGCGGATGTGGACCGAGTAGGTAGCGGTGTACCGCGAATGCGCGGACAGGTTGTCCGGCAGGTTGCCGGGGCCGGCGAACTCCTCGACCTTGTACACCGGGTAGCCGTCCAAGACTCGGCCGGGCAGTGCGTTGATCAGCCCGCGGGCGACCTGTGCCAAGTCGTGCGCCTTCTTCGGCGTCTGGTGCCACGAGTCGACGCTGACCGTGGCTGCGTCCACCACGAGGTTTCGCCGGGGGCCGCCGACCCGGGGCACTGTGACGAAAGCCTCCGGGCGCTCGGCCGGTATCGAGATGTGAACGGGAATGTCTTCGTAGCCGTACAGTGGTAGCTGCTCAACCAGGTACTCGCGTACCAGGTCTTCGACGTCGGGGAAGATAACCGGGAGTTGCGGCATCACTGCCTCCCAGCGTCGATCGCTCTCGTCAGCGCCTTCTGCTGCGCCTCACGGCGCATGGCTTCGGGAGTGGCCGTGCGGACGCTGGCACGGGCGCGGTTCGGGCCGACATCGGAGTCGACCTCCATGCCATCACCCGCAGCCTTCGCAATGTTCTTGGCACGGCGGTTGAGGTCCGCTGCGATGCCTGCATACTGGCCTTCGCCACGGAGCATCTTGCGGATCTCGGACGAGTTCAATTTCAGCCGTTGAAGCGCCACGACCTACCTCACAGAAACACGAGCGAGCAGTTGCAGTTGGCGACCTCTTCGGCTCCGCCCCCAGGATCTCCGGGCCAGTCCATTCCGTTGCTGAAAAGCTCCCCGATCGGGACGGTCTCGCCGCCCATGGCGGAGTGTGATGCCCGCGAGTTACCCGAGTTGGTCTGCCACATCTTCATGCTGGCGCCAGCCGCTCGCGCACCTTCCTTGGCTCCGAAGTTCATCGCCATGCCAGCCATGGATGTTGCGTGCATGGCGGCCCGGGATGTGGACAACTCATGGAACGCGTCCCCCGGGCCGACCTGTGCCATACGTTCTCGGGTGGCGGCGTTGATCCGCTCCGCCCCGAAGCGCGCATTAATCATTAGGTAGTTGGTCATCACGTCCGGGTTGAAGCGCGCCGGTCGGCGGCGGGCCGAACGAGTCTCGACCGCGGCACCCAGCCGCGCCGATACCAGGCTCCCGACCTCGGATGCGGCGGCCATGTTCCGGTCGAACATCACCCGCGCCAACAGCGAGTCCCACGCTGCGACCAACTGCCGCAGCACCGCCACGTCGTCGCGTTGCGCCACGAAGGAACTCCGCAATGCGACAAGGTTCGCCCGCTCAACCCTCGCACGCAGCACCCCGTAGCGAGCATCTACCCGCGGCAAGGTCAGCCGTCCACGTGACGAAGCTCGAACGCCGTGTGATCCAGCGCCCCCGTGGGGGACGACCAGTCCTGCACCTGTCCCTCGACGTCATACTCCACATCCCGGTATCGCACACGATCCAACGGCTCGACGTCGGCGTCGGCGGGCGCGTACACCTTCCACCGGGTCACAATCGCGCTGCGAGCAGTGCCGCCCTCGCTCGCAGCCGACCCGGTGAACTTGACCTCTTCGGTGGCCATCGGCTGCACCGAGCAGCCCCCGATGTCCCACTCGTCGGTGTCGTCCCAGTCGAGGATCTCGTCGCCACGCTCATCGACGCGGGCGGCACGAATGATCGTGATCGTGTCGCGGGCGAACGAAACAGGCATCAGCCGATCCCCAACGGAGACGTGCGCACATACGGCGCGGCCCGCATGAACGCAGCCGGGTTGCCCGACACGATCCCCATCAGCTGCGATGGGTCCACGTTGAGCGTCCCGTAGGCCACCGACAAGCCGCCGGCCGCCTCGGACGTCACCACTGCCGCGACGCCGGGGTCTGAGGCCACATCCAGAACCGCTTGGCGGATCCCCTCAGGCACCGCTTCCCAGCCCCAGCGGGCCGTGACGGTGACCAGCGCGCGCCGGCCCAGCGTCCTCGCCGGCCACGAACGGTCCACGGCGAACAGGTCGAAGAACGGCCAGCCGGGCTGGCCGCTGACGATACCGTCCCACGGGCGCGGGTCGACCTGGTCGACGTCCCAGGCCACGCCAGAGACCTCCACGGCGAGATCCTGGACAGTCCAGAAGTCGTCCGTGGCGAGACGGCGCCGATCCACAGCGCGGAAGCGCCGCGGCGACGCCGTCGCAGCACGGTTGAACTGACGACCGGTGAACAATTCGATGGCGCGCGAGGCGGCCTCGGCGATGTCCGCGTAGGTTCCATCGTCCGGCTTACCGAACTTGTCTTCCAAGTCGACAACGCCGACGTACGGATCGCCAATGGCCACCGGTCACTCCTTACGGCGTGATGAGCGCGCGGCCGATGTAGTCGGCCGTCGCCGTGGTCTCACGGCCCAGGTAATCCAGCACCGGGTCTGTCGTGCCGGGCGTGGCGTTCTGCAACTCCCGGCCCAGGTAGTCGTGGGTGTGGGTACTAGTCGCCATCGCTGGCCTCCTCAGTCGGCTCTGATTCCTGGTATGCCTCGAAGGCTTCCTGCGCAGCGTCGGCGCCCCGGATCTTGTCGATCACTTCGCCGCCGATGACTAGCTCGTGCCAGCCGCCGCCGACACTGTGGACGCCGTCGTCCCGCTGCTCAGGCTCAGATTGTTCCGGCTCCGGTTCGGCGCTGGTCTCAACCTCGCGGTCAACCAGCACCGAGCCAAGCTTCTGACCGTTGCGAACGAACATCATCCACCAGCACCAGCTTCCAGCGGAACGATGCCGCCCTCTTCGATGGTCAGCGGCGTGAAGTAACCCGCGTACGCCACCTGCGTGCCCAGCACCGACGGCTCGATGGCCTGCAGAGCACCGACACGCTGCTCGTACGCCTCGATCGCGGCGGTGGAGAACATGAACGCCTCACCGGACCCGAGCCCGGCCGACATGGCCACCGGCACACCCGAGATCGAGCCCATGATGCCCTGCGCGAACTGAACGGCGGTGAAGCCCGTCGACTGCGCGTTCTGCGGATTCACCGGAGCGAACAGAGGCCCGAAGATGCCCAGCGTGTCGGGAGCCACAGCCAACAACAGCCGACCCTGACCCTTAACGGCTGCATAGACGGTCGCGGCTGCCGTCCAGACCGCCGCGGCAACCTCATCAGCGGTTCCAGTGAGCCAGCCGACAGCCGTCGTGCCGGTAGTCGCCAACTCGGCGGCAATCGCGGCCTCGGTTTCGATCGCGTACTGCGAGGCCAGGTCATTGACCACCGCGTCCAGCGCGCTCGGCGAGGAGAAGTCGATGTTCTGCCGCGACACGTTCACGTAGCCGCCGTAGGTGACCGCAGTGCCGGTCAAGCGGGTGATCGTCATCTTCTGCGACGTCAACTCGGTCTTCTCATCCGAAGCCCCGCCGGCCGAGCCCTGCACTGCCACGGCAGTGCTCTGGGTCACCTTCGGGCGGTGCCAGGTCGCCGACGGCATGTTCCGCGGCCCGACGAACGAGACGATCGGACGTGCCGCGTCGATGAAGTTGATGACTTCGCCGACGATCGGGTCCGGCACGATACCCAGGTTGTCGCCAGTCTTCTGGTGATCCGCGGCCCGCTCGTACAGCTCCAGACGCTCGCGGGCGTCCCGGCTGCCACTCGACGCCGAGATGAGGTCCACCATCCACGCGCCGGCAGACCGGTACTCGACCGGGCCGTTCTCGCCGCTGCGGCGGGCCGTGGTGATGGCCTGGTCGACCTGCTTGGCGCGAGACGCGATCTCCTGCGCGATGCGGGCCGTGTCCTCCAGCTCGTCGATCTGGGCCTTGATCTCACCCATCCGGCTGCGGGCCTCGGCGAGGCTCGACTTCTCGGTGTCGTTCAGGTCGCGCTCGGCGTCCTGCACGTTGGCGATGAGGCCCTGGACGAACGAGTTGCGTTCGTTCAGTTCGTTCTCGAGACGCCGAATCATGGCGTCGTTGGCTTGGCTGTTCACAGCCATGGCAATGCTCCCTTTTGATGAAGTGACAGGAAGCACGTCGCCAACCACACCCGCTACCCAGGTGTTGCGTCCCCGCTACCCAGGGCGGCGGACGTGCGAATTACTTGCTGAGGCGGGTCGCAGCCCACGACAGGACGTCGTCGGCTGCCCACTCGTCCAGCGATGGAGTCACCAGCGGTTGCTTCCCAGCCGCCGGATGTGGCGTCAACGCATCGTGGACCGCCACGGTCTCCGCGCCCGCAAATGCGGGACTTTCCACCATCGACAGGTGGTCTAGAAATGCCCTCTTGACCCGGCGCAACATTGCGCTCTTGTCGAGGGCGACATCGGAAGCCTTCCTGATGAAGTAACCGATGGAGGCGCCGAGCATCCCCTCAGACGCCAATTGAAGCGTGTCGTCCCCTCGCGACGTCCTGGCGACCTTCACAGACGCCAGCAGGCCCTGCGTGTTAGTCGGATCCATCTTGACGATCCGGCCGACCGTGTAGCCACGCTGATGCTCACGGTTTACAGGAATCCGGACCGAACCCTGCACGGCCTCGTCGAACGCAGTGCGCTCGAACACTTCACCCCAGGTCTCGTCGCGCCACCGGACCTCGGCTTTCTGGTCCCACGGCACGGCAATAACCTCAATGATCCGATCTTTGAAGTTGACGTCATCCGAAACGACAGCGCCGCTCCGCTCGAAGATTTCGATCACGATCGGCCACCTCCTGTCAACGCCTCGGCCGACTCCGTACCGGTCAACCGCTCCATCTTCTGCCATTGCTCAACGGTCAACACGCCGGCCTCGAAGAGCTTCGCATTTGCCTCAGTCCGATCCTTCAATCCAGGTCGCGTGTACTCGTCACGGTTCAGCTCGGCGGCCTGGCCGCGCGGCAAGGACCAACCGGACAGCGCCGACATGACGTCCGCGGCAACCGCCTTCAGGAACGAGCGGTCATGGAAGTCGAACAGGCTGGTGGCGTTCGCGTAGGTGTCCGTGTCGCCGCCGGACAGGCCGACCAGGAATGGCGGAACCCCCAGTTTGACCGCAATCCGAGCCTCGGTGAACTGTGCGATCTCCAGCATCGCCATGTCCTTCGGGGACATCTGGTGCGGCACGGCCTTGACGCCGGTGTGCAGTACCGCCGGCTTGCCCAGGTTGCCCATCCGCGCGGCCCACCACTGCTCGCGCATGTCGTCGGCCTCGTCCTTGGTCAGCTTGAACTCGGTCTCGAGCGTCAGGTACGGAACCCCGCCGCCTTTGACCAGCTCGCCGACGTAGGTCGTCAACACGGCCGCCGCGGTCATCCGTGCGCCGGAGGACTCCAACGGGCCGACACCGCGGGCGGAATCCGTCGTCGACTTATACCGGATATGCAGGATGTCTTTGGTGACATCCATCTGCCCGATCTTGTACGAGCGGGTGCCGCCGTCCATCTCCACGTTCACCAACCACGGCGGGATCACCCGGAAGCTGTGCGGGAACCCGTCAGCCGCCCTAGCCATCGGCAGAATGAAGCACTCGCCGAGTTGATAGTCCCAGAACAGCTGCTTAGCGAACTCGTTCCAGTTCTGATAGATCGTCGGGTCCGGGTTCATCATCCACTGCGGCGGCGGCAACACCTGGCCGTCGCGGACACGGTATGGCGGCATCGCCGACAGAATCCGTGAGTTCAGATCCAGGCACGCCCACGCCGTGTCCACCAACTGCCCGAACTGCGGGCCGAACTGCGTCCACTGGGTTGACCACTCCGCCGGCCAGCCTGAATGCGGCGACGGCGAGAAGGACGCGAACGATCGCGGCTCGACCTCAGGGAAATCGAACACAAGCCCGTCAGGATCGCCCGGGTTCCAATCCGGCTCCCCAACGGTGCCCGGAGGCGGCGCAGGGTCGTTCGAGTTAGCAGTCACACCCTCGTGATTCACTTCACCGAGCAGCCACGACATGAACCCCACGCGTCACACCTCCTCACCAGATACCGGGCTTGTCACGTTTCATCACGCCGGACAGTGCTGACGTCGCCGCGGCCAACGGGGAAATGTCCGTCACGCCCAACCGGACCCACACCCAACCGCCGTCCTGACCCACATCGCGGCGACCAGCAGCCGCCACCGAACGGTTCATCGTCCGCTGATCGATGTGACGCAGCACCCGGTTCTTAACCGCGTCCAGGAACTCGCCACACGCCTGCTGGTACTCCCGGCCGGTCACCTGAACCACGTCCACATCGGCCTCGGTCAACCGGCGGATGAAAGCACCCTCCGGACCGGCCGGATTGATCCGGATCGGGAGCCGTTTCCGCTGAAACAGCTCGATCAGGTACGGAACGATCCAATCCGTACCCTCACCCCACCGAACCGTGTCCACATGCAGTAAGCCGTCAACGCGGCGCCCCGACGAAGACACCGCCGCCGCTACGCCGTCCGGGGCCACCGCCAGCCCGTAGGCCACCGAGCTCGGGGTTGGTGTGCTCGCCGAATCCACCAGATCCAGCCACGTGTCGTAAGGCACCACACCCGACTCGCCGTCGTCGGCCGGATCCCACACGCACAGATGCTCACGGGCGAAATACCGCGGCCCCAGCACACCCAGCTGCTCGGCCAGGAACTCAGCCGAGATCCGCTCCGGGAACGCCGGATTAGCCCTCGCCCACGCCTCCCGGTCGCTCACATCCGGCGGCGTGGACACCACCCGGCCGTCACGGTTCAACTCGACCTTCTCAGCCGAATGCTCCAGCCACGCGAAGTCACCACCGTCGCCGGCCAGTGCCCGCTTCCGCAGACCCCACCAAAACACCGACTTGGCCTCAATGCCGGCCGACCCGGTGAAGTTCGTCTGCGGGTTCGGGTTGACCGCCAGGATTGGCGTCGATGACGCCAACTGCTCCGGCTGCGCATGCTGCGCCTCATCCACCACCAGCCGGGCGATGTCGTCCAAGCCACGGCCGCCGCCAGCCGTCCGCGTCCGGTAGGCGACGATCCCGCCGTTCAGCATCTCGACCGACTGGTCACCGTTCGCGTAACGAACCTGCTTCAACTTGCGGCGCAGATCCGCATGGCCCTGGATCAGACCGACAAGCCGCATATGCGCGCTCTTCGCCGTCGGGATCTCATGCGCCGAGTGGACGATCGGGGCGCCACGCTGGGTCAGATCCCAGAACTCGACGACCTCGATCTCGTCGCCCTTGCCGTTCTGCCGGGAGACTGCGCGGCCCGTCGTACGAGCCGCCCACATGCCGTCAGGCTTAACAGCCATCATGTGCTCGACGGCCAGGCGCTGCACGTCGTCTAGCTGCTTACCGCTGTAGAACTCCCACAGCTCGATCGCAGCGTGCGCGTCATCCAGACTTACGGCGCCGGGAGGGTGGACGACCAGCGCCGGACCCGGCTCTGCGTTCAGCCAACTGATCGACAAGAGCCACCTCCTCCGGGATTTCCAGCCGCTCCAACTCCGCCGAGATCAGACGACGCTCACGGGCGATGGCGGCGGCGGCGGAACCCACGGCCTCAGCCAGCTTCCGGCCCAGCGACTCGTAATCGGCTCGAAGATCAGCCGCACGATCCATAGGGAGGCCTCCCTGGGAAATCAGCTGGGAGAGAAGAGCCAG